TACTGCGCGCCGCCCAGCGGCACCTGCGTGAGGAGCTGCTCCAGCTCGGCGCGGAACTCAGGGCTCTGCACCGTGAGCTGCCAGTTCATGAAGTCCGTCTTGCGCTTGGCCTTCTTGAGCTTTTCGACGGTCGGCTCGCCGGGGATGAAGTCCTTGACCGGACCCTGCGGCGGGAACAGTTCCTTGATGGCGCGGGCGGCGAAGTCCACGCACGCCTCGGTCAGCATCGGGTGCACGACCTTGGTCGCGCCGTTGAACTGCGCGCCGCCGGGCGCGTCGTCGCCCAGACCGGTGCGGCGCAGGCCCTCCTCGTACTGCTCGTCGCGCTTCTTCCTCGCTTCCTTGTCCTTGCCGATCAGGTCGAGGTAGTCAGCCGCCATGGTGCTGAGCTCGCTCTCGGGCATGGTCTCGGCGAGGTTGGCGTAGAAGTCGTCGGACCGCTCGTCGGCATCGTCCAGCTTGACGATAGCGCCGCCGTCCTCAGTGTCGATGACATCGGGCTCTTCTTCCTCGGGCAGCTCAACCATTTCTGGCAGCTCGTCCATGTCGTCCTCGTCCATCGCTCGCCCTTCAAATAGCGTACGGGTTGCTGATCACCTTGGGAGGTGGTCCGGTCTCGTCTTTTTTGGCTTGTACCGCATCGAGCAACCTCTTGTCCATCATGAGGCGAAGCGCCTGCGTGGTGCTGTCCACGTAGTCGTCGTGCTTGATGCTGTTAGGACCGGTGTAGCTGCACAGTTGGTGCAGCAGCGGATCGATCCAGTTGCGCGGCTGGCCGGGGTGCTTGCTGCTCTCGGGCAGCCAGATCATCTTGCGTGCGAAGATAGGGCTCACGATGTGCAGGCGGGTCAGCTTGTCGGCGCGGCCGGGGTTGTAGGCGTAGGCCTCCAGCCCCTCGCGCTCCAGCATCTGGCGCAGGCTGATGCCGCTGCCCTTGTCCTCGATCAACAAAATGTCCGGCTTGCGGCCGGAGGTCAGCGGCTTGCTGCTGCCGAACATGGGCTTGATCAGCGCCGTGTCGCCGTCGTCACCGTAGGAAATGCTCATCTCGCGCCGCACCCGGCGCAGCAGATCGGGCATGCCGAGGTGCGCGTCCCAGCAGTCGAGCAGCATCACGTTGTTGCGCTTCTCGTGGTAGAACAGACCCCAGACGGTGCAGGCTGTCGGGTCCGGGTCGCCGCTGCGCTTGTCCACCGTGGCCTCGGTGAAGGCGGTGTCGAGCGACAGGATGACCAGCTCAAACTGGGGCAGCGGCTTGTCGTGCGGCCACAGGCGGAAGTGGCTGCGCTTGACAATTCCACCCTCCTCAGGATCGACCAATTCTCCCAACGCCTCTTGACGAAAAATGACGGTGCCTTCCATCGCCATGATCTGGTCTCGGAAGGTCGGCGCAAGGTTGGCCATGTTAGACATGCTGGTGGCGCGCGTGATGGTCACGTCTTTTCCGCTGCGGGCCACTAGCTGGCGGATGAGCTGCTTGGGCTTTGGCGTTGTGGTGGCCACCATGCGCGGGTTCTTGCCGAGGCGCAGGGCGAACATGATCATCTGCCACGCGTCTTCGTCATAGGTCCACGCCGCCAGCTCGTCGGCCCACACGCGGTGCCACTGGCCGCCGCGAAAGCGCTCAGGCTCGGATGCGGGGATGCCCTTGATCAGCGAGCCATTGACCAGCACGATCTCAGACAGCGAGCGGTTGTGGTCCTTGATCAACTGGTGCGGTATGCAGTTCAGCAGGCCGCTCTCGCCCTCGAAGCAGGTGTCGCGGATGTCGCCCAGCGTCGGCGCGGTGACCAGCGTGCGTGACCCCGGATCGCGCCAGCTTTCCCACCAAGCCCACTCCGCCGCGCATTTGGTCTTGCCAGCGCCACGGCCGGCAAGCAGCAGCCACGTGCGCCAGTTCCCCTCCGGCTCGATCTGGTGCGCGTGCGCCTGCGCCAGCCACGCCATATGTTTGTCGTAGGCCAATCGTTCGACGGCGGGCAACTGCGCCCGGCGCTGGCGGGCAGCGGCGAACGTCGCTTCGATCTCGTGGCTCTCAGCCAGCAAGGCAGGCCCCATCACTCATCGGGCTGTTTTGCTCGTGCTGCCCGCTTCGCGATCTCCATCGCCTGATCGAGGGGGTCAATGCTGCCCTCGATCCGCATGACCAACGGGTTCTCGTCATCGCCCGCCGAGGGCTTCTCACGCCAACGTCCGCGCGTCTTCAGGTAGAAGATCATGGATGTCACGTCGCCGGCCATCGCCTTCGCGTACAGGTTGCTGGCGATGTTCGCCACGCCGCGAGCGGACGCCTCATCGAGTTCGTCCCGGTAGTATTTGGCGAGGGTTTCGATGCAGATGCCAAGCTCTGCGGCGATCACTTCCTGCGTCGTGCCGACAGCGGCCCACGTCCGCACCTTGGCGCGAAGCTCGTCCGTCGCCTCATATGGCGGCCGACCCATTTTTTTATTACCGATAATGTCATCGGCCATCTGCATGCTCCGCTTCGTGGCAGGACTACCAGCCACCCACAGATAACACCCAGCCGGCCGGACGACAAGGGGCGGCACTGTGGCCGCCCCCTGCTGCTCAGCGGCCGATGTTGGTGATGCCGCCGCGCGGCCCAACTTGGACGTGGGCGGTGTCGCGGCAGAAGATGGACGCCAGCGTTTTTTCGTCGTTTGGCAGGCCAGCTTCGACGTACAGCGTGACATAGCTGTTGCCGTTGTAGCGGCTGATCTTGAGCGTCTTGATCTCTTTGCGATTGCCGGCGGTCTTGGCGATGATGCGCTCGGCAGCTTCGCGTTGAGCAGGAGTGAGATCCGCGAGCGTCACGATCTTGGTGGCGGCGGCAAATTCGGCGAGGAGGGCGTCGAGGTCGGTCATTGGGTGTCTCCGTTTGCTGATAATTGCTTCTCTCATATGCAACGCATCGTTGCAAGCACTTTTTTTACGAGGCGCTGCAGCATCTGCAGCACGACGCATCACGCTGCATCTTCAGCTTCCGGGGCTGGTCATCACACCATGGATTTTTACAGCGCAGCACAGCATCTGCTCGGTGCAGCATTTGCAGCAGTGGGGGGCACCCCCTACGGGGGTGTACCCCCTTGGTGCTGCAGAAATGCTGCATTACCCGACCTGCACCATTTGCAGCATGATGCATCTTGCTGCACCGTGCTGCTAATGCTGCATGTGTAAAAAAGTGCTCATGCTGCAAAAATAGGTGTTGCAACGCCACGTTGGATATGAGAGAAGAGGTCATCAGCAACGACCAACCGGAGACACCCAATGACCAGAACTCTCAAGCGCCACGCCAACCCCGGCGAGTATGTCACTCGCGACGGGTGGCGCATCTATCGCAGCGTGGACACTGGCCGCTGGGTCATCGTCAACCCGGAAACCGGCGGCGACTTCGACAGCGCTGACACGCTGCGCGAGATCCGCGATCTCTACGCCTGACCCCATCAGCAGCAGGAGACACCGCCATGACCGCCTACCGCAACATCGACGCCGACAAGGCCCACAAGAGCTTCAAGCGCCTCAAGGGCCGGCAGGTGCGTATCGTGCACCGCCACCTACTCGCGGCCGTTGACCGCGTCATGACCGCCCGCGCCTTCTTCGACCACTGCGGCGACAAGACCCTGCTGCTCCGCAGCCTGTCCGAGGTCTACGCCCTCAACGCCGTGAAGCGTGAGCTGCGGGCGGAGGGCTACTGACATGACCCGCCCCGGCCGTCTGCTTACCACCTTCATGGATGTCAGCCGGAAGCGGGGCTCGGCATCGGGTGCTGTACACACGAAGCTGCGCGACCTGCTCAATTTTACTGCGCGCCATGCCGTCAAGTTTATTAGCCCGCAGAGCGTCAAGCTGGACAAGAGCAAGCCAATGCTGCTGTCGGACTTGCGCCCGCCCTACCCAGTCACTGCGCTGGAGGGGGAAATGTTCGGCATAGAGGGTGCCGCCGGGCTGATCATCGCGCGTGACACCGGCGAGCACGTCGAGCTTAACTTCATCTGCCGCATGCACGAGGGCGCGCGGGCACTCGCTCCTGAATTACACGAGTGGCTTTTCACGGCGGTGACATGCCGTATCCAGTACAGCGACGCGTCGTTCCATGAGCCGTGGCAACTGGAGCTGAAGGACTTTTCGCGGCGGCATCCGTGGACAGAGCCAAGGGACACTAAAAGCTACGCGCCGTTTTTGAATTTGTATGGAGGCGTGTGCCAGATATTGGCCAACCACGATGTGGAGACAACGGACGTGCTGGCTGACGCCAAGGAGGCGCGCTCGCGGCGCATCAGGGACAAGGCCCCGCTCTTCACGTACAAGACGCTGACAATCGGCGCGCCCAAGACGCGGCCAGCCGGCAAGGGCGGGGGCACGCACGCGTCGCCGCGAGCCCACCTGCGCCGGGGCTTTTACCGAACCAGCAAGACGGGCGTGCGCCACTGGGTGCAGGCGACGGTGGTCAAGGGCGACACACCCGGCTTCGTCTACAAGGACTATCAAATTGAACAGCGAAAGGAGAAGACCAATGACTAACCGCACACTGATCGGCCTAACCTGCCTCCTCCTCACCTGCGTCGGCCTGCTGCTGTGGGTGTGCGCGTGGGAAGAGAAGGCCCGCCAGCGCGCCGAGGCCTATTGTCAGGACCACCAGATGGTGCTGGTGGACACGGCCGCAGGCGAGCGCTGCGCCCCCCTGTGGGCACTGGAAAGGACCACACGATGACGAGCAACAACTGGCTGGCTTTGGCCATCCTCGCCCTGATGGGCACGGCCGCCTACATCATCATCCGGCAGCCGCCCATCACCCTCGACGACCTTGATAACACAGATTGGTAAAGATCATGACATACGTTAACCCCGATCCCGAGACGACGAAGGGCGACATCGATTTCCACGTCAATCTCGATGACGTTGAGACGCTCATCAACAAAGCCGTCTCGCGGTGGCTGCGTGAGCAGCGCCTCGAAATCTACCTCATGGACGGCCACATCGTCGTCTTCCTTGAGGACGCATTCGCCGACAACGGCGAGCATTACACCTACCGCATACCCTACGCCGAGTTCTTTGATGAGCGTAACGAAGAGCCGCCGGACCTTCGGGACTTTCTTCTGCTCGGACTGAAGGTCTATCGCGAGCGGTACGGCCACGACCCCGAAGAGGATGACGCATGACCCGCAAACCCATCATCTACAACAGGCGCTTCTGGTGGCTGTACCCCGAGACGGGACGCATGGAGCGCATCTACGCCAACGAGCGGCTCAGGAGCCAAATCTCGCAGCACGCAGCCGTAGAGGCGCGCGTGGCCAAGGAGGAGGCACCGCCGCGTCGCACCCACAACCCGCCCCGGCCGCCCGGCACCATGCCGACGCTGCCATCCGACAGCCGCGACATCGGCAACCGGACGCTCAGCGAGCTGGCCCACGACTACGGCTGGGGCTCAGTGGCGCGCTGCACGGCGGCGCTCAAGGCGCAACGCCCGACCGTCTACGAGGCTGCCCGCGCCAACGGCCGGGCGCGGGGTCGTGCTAATTTGACGCGAGAGCCATTGCAAGCCGCCATTGCATCTGTCACACTATCCTACTCAGCCACAGGAGAGACCAATGAGCATCAGTGACATCATCAATCCGTGGGGCGCACTGCGCGAGGCTCGCTGGCTCTCCGCCAGCCAGCAGCGCGAGATCGAGGCCCTGTACGTCAAGCTCGGCGAGGCCGAGACCAAAGCCTCCGAGGTCGCGACCAACGAATTGGTCATCCGCGTCCTGCGTTCCAAGCTGGAGCGTCTGGAGGACACCCTCAAGCAGGCGTACTTTCGCGACCCCAAAACCGGCCGCTTCGGCCGCAAGGGAGAGCGCAAATGATCGCCGAGGCACTCGACCTCTTCGCCCAGCGCGACCGGCTGGAGGCCGAGCTGGCTGCCGTCAACGACCGGCTGGCCAAGCTCAAGGCCCAGTACATGGAGCGCACGCGCCTCTTCGGCATCCGAGACGAGCGCTTCCGCCACGAGATCAGTAGAGAAAACGCATGACCCGCATCGACGCGATCAACCTCGCCATTGCCAAGGGCGGCGGCATCGTTCGCTTCGCTCGCAGCATGGGCGTGTCGCATCAGGCCGTCTACGCATGGAAGCGACGCGGCTGGGTGCCAGTGGAGAAGGCCGTCGTGATCGAAGCCGCCTACGGCATCCCGCGCGATGACCTGATGAGCCCCGACCTCGTCCGGGCGCTTGCCGCACCGAGCGCCAGCGCCGACCTGCTGTAATATCCGTGGAGGACGACATGTCTGCCAGCGTCAGGGCAATTGCGCCCAAAATCCGCGCCGTTGAGGTGCCGGAAGAACTGCGGGTGGTGCCGGGCTGGCTGATGTGGCGGTTCGAGCAGTATCCCGGCGAGGCCAAGGCGCGCAAAGTCCCGTATTGGACCGATGGCACAATCCGCCACGGCCAGCAGGGCTCGCCGACCGACCGCGCACGCCTGACCACGTTCCCCGCAGCGCGCGACGCGGCTGCGCGCATGGGCTACGACGGCGTGGGCTTCGCGCCCCTGCCCGACTTTGGCTACGCCTTCTTGGACTTCGACAATTGCGTTGGGCCTGACGGTCAGATACCGACTGAGATCGAGCAGATCGTCGTCCGCACATACGCCGAGTTCAGCCCGAGCGGGAAGGGCATCCGCGCCGCCCTCAAGGGCAATCTGGGCAACCACAAGAGCCCTTCAGGGCCGAACCAGTTCGGCTTTGAGACGTTCAGCACGTCGATGTACGTGACGTTCACCGGCAACATCTTGCCCGCTTGTGAGATGATCGGCCTTGAGAACACGGTGGCGACCGTCGATCAGCACGTCATCGACCTGTGCGAGCGCCGCTTTGGCAGATCGCTGATCAACAACGTCGTTGACCCCGACGACTTCATGGCCGGCCGTGAGCCCAAACTGGGCCTGACGCCCGAGCGCATGGCCGAGTTGGTCAACAGCCTTGACCCGGACATGAGCCGCGCGGACTGGATCAGGGTCGGCATGGCCCTGAACCACGAGTGCGAGGGCGACGACACCGGCTTTGAAATCTGGGACGAGTGGTCGCAGGGCGGCCACACCTACGTCAGCACGGAGGCCATGCGGGTCCAGTGGGACAGCTTCGAGAGGCGCAAGGGATCGAACCGCAGGCAGGTCACCATGGCCTCGGTGATCAAGATGGCGAAGGACGCCCAGAGCCGCCCTACTGAGGCAGCCAGCCGCGAAGAGGTGCTCGCCAAGGCCGAGGCGATCATGGCTGAGCTGCCGACGAAGAGCCTCGGCCGCTTCGGCCCGGTGCCGATCTACGACCTGACCCAGCGCGAGCCGATGGGCTGGCTGATCAAGGGCGTGCTGCCGAGGGCCAAGCTGGGCATCCTGTTCGGCGCGTCAGGCAGCGGCAAGACCTTCGTCGCCCTCGACCTCGCCTTCTCAGTCGCGCGCGGCATTGCGTGGCGCACACGGCGCACGATGCGGGCGCGGGTGGTGGTCATCGCCGCAGAGGGCGGCTCCGGTCTGGGCAAGCGCGGGCAGGCCTACGCCCAGCATCACGGGTTCGACCTGCGGACCGTGCACGACCTGCACATCATCACGGCCGCGCCGAACTTTCTGGACGGGGACGACATCTCCGAGGTGATCGCCGAGATCAAGAACCTTGGGCCGGTTGACCTGATCATCATCGACACGCTGGCGCAGGTGACGCCCGGCGCGAACGAGAACACGTCAGAGGACATGGGCCGCGCACTGGGCAACATCAACTTGCTGCACGACGCCACCGGGGCGATGAACCTTGCCGTCCACCACGCAGGCAAGGACCTGAGCAAGGGCTCGCGCGGCTGGTCCGGCATCAAGGCCGCCGCCGACGTGCAGATCGAGGTCCTGCGCCACGAGGACGGCAGGCGCGAGATCGTCATCGAGAAGATGAAGGACGGCGAGGACGGCGTCCGCTGGGGCTTTAAGCTGGAGACGATCCTGCTCGGCCTCGACGACGACGGGGACGACATCACGAGCTGCGTCGCTGTCGAGGATGACGTGCGCCCGGCGAGCACCGACGACAAGAAGGGCGTGAAGCGTCGCGGCCGCCTTGAGACCCACCTGCTGGAGGTAATGGCGACATTCCCGACGGATGCAATTGTTCGCGCGGAGGACCTGATCCGCAAGGCTTGCGATATGTTACCAGCGCCCGATGCAGGCAAGCGTGACATCCGCCGCCAGTCAGTTGTCCGGGCAATTCAGAACCTTAGCAGGGAGAAGGACGGCCCACTGCGGATGGAAAACGGGGTTGTGATTTTTTACGAATAGGGGCTTGCAATGCGAGATTGATAAGTCCATATGGTGTGTATCAGCAACCAAGGAGAGACCCAATGGCTACCCAGCCCAACACCATCGACCTCGCCGCCTCGGTCGTAGACCGCCTCGGCAACATCAAGGCCCAGATCGCCGAACTGAAGGCGGTCGAGGCCAACCTGATCGCACTGCTGGTCAACACGGGCGACACTGCCATTGACGGCAGCCTGTTCCGCGCCACGGTGTCGGAAGTGGCCGAGCGCCAGTCGCTCGACGCCAAGGCCGCCGAAGCCAAGCTCCGCGAGCTGGGCGTGGACGGCCGCTGGTTCAGCAAGAACCAGAAGACCAGCCGGGGCTACACGACCGTCAAGGTCGTGGCGCGCAAGGCCTGATCCGATGACCAAGGCAGCAAACTATTACAAGCTCGGCAAGGGCCGCGCGGTGGTCTCCATCGAGATCATCGACGCGGGCCGCCGGGTCCACCTGTGTGAACACGCCGTCGAGGGCAAGCGCGAGGCCCGCCTCGTTGCCGCCCAGTACGACGCCCAGCCATGGAACTTTTGACATGAACGACCGCAACTATTGGCGCAGCCAAGACACGTCACGTTTGATCGACGACGCCCGTCACTCCGGCCACGAGCTGGCCATCGTGCTGGGCGAGCGTCTGGAGGACTTGGACGTGGAGGCCCGCGAGGAGCTGGCCGAGTGGCAGCAGAAGGCCGAAGACCTGCAGATCGACTGCAACCAGCTCGACGACAAGGTCTACGAACTGCGCGCCGAGATCGAGCAATTGGAACTGATGATCGCCGAACGCGACCGTCTCATTGAGGAACTGAAGAATGTATAAGATCGAGATCACCGCCGACACGCTGTCCGAACTGGCCGGCAAGGTCATGTCGCTGGCCGTCAAGCTGCACCCCACCGCAGATGTCGAACGCGCCTACGCGCCGCCGGCCGAGATCAACCCGGTTGCGCCCGCAGCACCTGCGCCTGTGGCCGACGCACCCGCGCTCAGCTTCGAGAAGGATGTGGCACCCATCGTGCTGCGCGCCGTGGCTACGAAGGGCAAGCCGTTCGTCGAGGGCATCATGAC